TGCGTTTAAAAATTCAATTGAACAACGTGGTGCAAATTCCGGATCAAACAGAAAAATTGCATTTTTACGTCACCATGATTGGCAACACCAAATTGGAAAATTCAACAAGTTGCAAGAGGATGACAAAGGATTGTTTGCGGTTGGTCAATTGGGAACATCAACAAAAGGTGAAGATGCATTGCGTGATTATGCGGATGGAATAATTAATGAACATTCAATTGGTTTCCAATATATTTCAGATAAAATGAAATACATTGAAGATGCAACAATTGATGGTGGTGGATATTTTTTGATCAATGAAGTGAAATTGTGGGAAGGATCGGCGGTTACATTTGGTGCAAATGAATTTACAAATGTGATTGACGTTGTAAAAAGTGCAGATGACAAACTAAATGTGATCATGAAAATTGCGGATCAAATTGATTTGGTTGGTAAAGCATTGAAACACGGCACCGGATCGGATGAAAGATTGTACGAATTAGAAATGAAATTAAAATATTTGAATGCACGATTGGTTGACATTGCCAACATTGAACCGTTTGACATCAAACATTCAACCGTTGTAGAGCAACAACCGGTGTTCAATTGGAGTAAAGTGAGTGAATTAATAAACTAAAATTTAAAAATTGTCGATTATGGCACAAGAAAACGAAATGACACCACAAGAAGTGGTAGCGCAATTTGAAGCAAAAATTGCAGAAAAAACAAATGGACTTGCAAAAGCAAGTGACATTGATGGATTGAAAAGTGAATTTGAAGCATTGAAAACATCATTTGCAGAAAAAAACAATGAAACAGTTGTTGCAGAAATGCAAACAAAATTTGTTGAATTGGAAAGTGCAATTGCAGGATTGAAAGAAAATGCAAAAGATGCACCGGTTGCAAAAAAATCATTGTTTGACCTAATCAAAGAAAAAGGAACAAACATTGCGGACATGATCAAATCAAAATCCGGAATGGTTGAATTAGCATTGAAAGCAGTGCAAAATCCATCCGACATCACAAGTGGAACAGACTATGCACAATGGTTGAATGGTACAGTTGAAAAACCGGTACGTGCAACAAGAATCATTGATTTGTTCAGACGTACAAAAGTTTCAACAGAATACGTGAAATATCGTGAAGAAGAAACAGTTACACGTGATGCAAAAGTTGTTATTGCATGTGCAACGTCAACACACAACACGAAAAAAACGTGGATCACACGCACGGTGCAAATTTCAAAAATCCGTGATTTTGTTGATGTATGTATTGACATGATGGATGATTACTCATTTGTTGAAGCAGAAATTAAGCAATTGGTAAACCAATCAATCAAATTGACAGAAGATTATGAACTTTTATTGGGTACAGGATCAATTTTGTCAATTGAAACAATTTCAAGTGAATTTCAACCGGCAAATGTTTTGGCGCCATATACAGGTGCATTCACGAGTGCAACACTTGCAGAATTAACAGGTGCAATGAAAGCGCAAATTTTCACATTTGGTCAAGAACGTGCATGGGATGCAGACACAATTTTGATGAATTACAATGATTGGGTGAAATTTATGCACACGAAAAATGCGGATGGTGACTATTTATTGCCAAATTTCATGTTGACAGGAAATGCCGTGTTAAATGGAATGCGTGTTGTGACATCACCAATTGTTGCACCGAATACATTATATGTGTTTGATAGTTCAAAAGGTCAAATCTTAGACCGCATGGCATCAACAATTGAAATGGCATACGAAAACAATGACAATTTTGAACACGAAGTTGTTACAATCAAAGCGGTTGAACGTTTACAATTCCATGTTTCAACAATTGAGCGTGATGCATTCATGAAATGTTCAGATGTTGCAGGTGCGTTGTTAGATATAACAAACCCATAATTTGTTGAACATTTAAAAAAACGAAGTCATGAAAGTAAGAATTTTAAGGACATACGGCAATTTGAAAAAGGATCAAATAATTGATGCCGAAGGAAACCAACGACAATTTTTGTTGGAAAATGGAATTGCATGTGTTGTTCCTTTAAAAGATTGCAATGGTGGATGTGATGAATGTGAAGATTGCAAAGGCAAAAACAAAAAAAGCCAACCGGCAAAAGTTAATGCAGAATCAATGAATGTTGAGGAAAAAAAGCAGTCAACAACAAGGAAAAAAACAGTTAAAAAAACCGGATCCAACTAATGGGATCCGGTTAATATTCCAAAAACTATGAGCATATTAAACATCACATACGCAGATTTTGGCAAGGGCAAATACGAATTGCACAAGGGCATGTATGAACAACAAAAAATCAATGAATACATTGACAAATACGAAAGATTGTATTTGATCCAATTATTAGGTGGTCAATTGTTCAATGATTTTGTTGCGGATTTGAATGCAGGTGTACCGGTTTCACCGGAATATTTGGCGATATATTATGCGTTTGTTTATGATGGAAACTGTTGTGGTGTTGTGATTAGTGATGGAATGGTTGAAATGATCAAAGGTTTCATTTATTTTGAATACTTAAAGGATCAAATCAACCAAGTTTGGGTGAGTGGAGTAGTTGCACCAACCGGTGAGAATAGCAACAATGTATCAACGCTAAATCAACAAATTTATACAAGGTATAACGATGCGGTGAGGATATACAGAGCAATTCAACGGTACATTTGCGACAATTCAAGCGAATACCCAAATTTTAATGGAGTTAGTAAGGCATTCACACATTGGATATGATTGAAGACGTTGCAATAATTGTTGAAGGTATAGTTGATCAGATGGACAATTCATTTGTTGGCAAATACAACATCATTGATGGGAAAACATACACATGCCACACAAAATGGGCGAGAGTAGGAAAAAAAGTCAAAGATGATTTGGGAAATGAATTTTTGATAAATGAAGTTGAACCGGATGAATACATTGTTGCAGTTTCATTGACAGATCCACAATTGACATTGGATGGTTTGTGTTTTTTGACACCACCATTTTGGATCACAGGAACAAAAATTGCAACGAACCGTGAATGGACAATTGCAGGTGATCACCTTGAAAACAAATTACCATTGATTTGGATGTTGGAAGTGATAGGTGAAACCGGTTACGGCAGAGGATCGGCAATTGAACGTGACATGGAATTGCGGTTGTTTTTCTTAGATGAAACGGATCCGGCACAATATTACACACCGGATCACAGAAAACAAGTGGTGCAACCAATGCAACAGTTGATGCATGAATTTATTAATACCGTTAAACGGTTAAAGCAATTTAAGACCGTTGATGAATACAGGTACAAAACATTTTCACGTTTTGGAACAGAAAATGAAAATGGAATGTTGGAAAACGTGTTGGATGCAAATTTGTCCGGTACCTCATTAGAAATCACTTTGTCAATGTACAAGGGGAATTGCAAATGTTAAATTGAATTATTAATTTTAAAAAAAAGTAGAAAATATGAAAGGATGTGCATGTAACGCAGGAATTTCAAACACCGGAAGACCAAATTGTGTACCGTTGTTTAGTATCACAAGTTCAATGATCATTGTGCCATTAACGGCAAATGATGGAACAAAAAACAGAATTGATTTGAATGCACCAATACCGGTGTGGTCAGATTTAATCAATGAACCGGATGCATCAAAAAGATGGTTTCCATTACCTGCATTTGAAAATGTAGAATTGCCAAAAGCGGATAGCCAATTTGAAGAAGCAAACAGTGGGCGAATGGCATTTTTACGTCAAGGTAAAAGATCATTCACAGGTGAATTATGGAGTGAAGATAGCACACCAACATTTTTGGGTAAACTTGAAAAAACACGTTGTGTTGATTTTGGTGTTTACTTTGTTGATGTGAATGGAAATTTGATTGGATCGGAAGTGGATGGATATTTATATCCAATTGCGGTTGATAGTCCATCATGGAATCCAACATTTATGTTTGCAACAGATAGTACAGTGCAAAAAATCATGTTAGCATTTGATGTCAACAGATTGTTTGATGAATCAACAATGTACATGATCACAAGTGATGAAGCCGGTGTTGATTTTACAACATTGGATGGTTTGATTGATGTTGTTTTGACATTTGATGGTGCAGTTGGACAAACGGCAACGGTATTAAATGCAGAATTTTGTTACGGTACCGCATACAACAAAATTGACTATGTTGGTGCAACAAATCCGGCAGATTGGTCAATTACAGATGGTATTGGATCATTTGCACCGGATGCAGTAACAGAGGTAAATGATGGTGTTTATTTGTTAGATTATACATCACAGGGATTTGGTGCAGGTGTACCATTGATGTTCAGTGTTACACGTGTTGGTTTCATTGGTGAGGTTTCCGGTGTAACAGTTTAATTTTAAAATTTTATGATCATGGATGGACAAATAACAGTTGGAAAAACAACATTTAAAATGGAAGTGTTGCAGGGAATAACATTGACACAAGCGTATGAACGTTTTGAATATTTACGCAAAGACATTGTGAAACATGCACACACAATTGCCAACCCAAAAAGAAAATCCAAAAAAGGATCTAAAAAATAGAATCAAAACAGAAAATGGAAATGGTGTGTGAGAAATTACACACCATTTTTTTGTATCTTTGTTTTTGTAATTTGATAAAAAATGGGTATAGGATCAACACCAATGGATGTACATTTGCAAATTTCGGTTTTGTTATCGGATGCAATTGCATGGTTTGATGCACACACACCGGAAGTGCAAAAAATGATCACGGATTTGATAAAACAAAACCAATTGAAAAACAAAGGTATTGACAAATTCAATGAAATAATTGGTATTTATTCAGAAACAACACAATTGATCAACCCATCAAAAATTGCAGGAACACCATATACATTGGAGGACACCGGTGCATTTTTCCGGTCAATGTATGTTGTTGTGATGAAAGATAGTATTTTAATAGAAGCCAACACCGCACACATGGAGGATCAAAGTTGGTGGTCAATTAATATTTTAGGATTAAATGAACAGAATTTGGCAATTTATACGGAGAAAATCCGGCAAAATTTTATCCAATACGCACGAACAACGTTGGGCATCAATTGATGAAATGCCGTTGTACAATTGGATCAAATGCATGGATGATGATTGGCGATATGTAAACAAAAAGCCAATTGAATTTGATGACAATGAAAAATATTGGATCATGTTGTATGATGAATATTTGGAACGGTTTGGATTGGGTGAAAAGTTTGAAAAGTATTTGAAGTTATTGCAAAAAAAAGCAATGTTGCAATGTAAATTTATCACAACAAATGAACGGTTTGTGATCAATGAAATTGAAATACAGAATGCAAAAATTGAATCAATGCAAATCCATTTTGGTGATGGACAAAGCATTGAAACAACATTAATATATTTGGGTAAATGGTTGGGGTACCCATTAAAAATAAAGAAAACAACCGTTGTTGAATATTACGAAATTTTGAACGAATATGGCAAATGGTCAAATAAAAAGAAGTGAAATTGCGGAAAATGATTTGTACAAGGAAGTGCGTGACAGTGCGAAAAGTACAATTGCAATGTTGGACAAATTAAATGTTGGATTGAAAAAAACCGGTCAAATTATTCAAAAAGATTTGACAGGAAATTTGGATAAAACAACCGCAGGGATCAACAAATTGTCAAATGCAGTAAAAAAAGCGGACACAGTAATGGCACAATCCGTGAAAGTTGACAAAGCCAAAACAGAAGCGCAAAAGGCAATGATCAATGCGGAACGTGAAATGGAACGTTTGAAGCAAGACCAATTGAAAACGCAGAAAATGGAAATGACCAATGCGCAACAATTGCAAAGAATCAAAGAAAAAGAAAATGCCACATTGCAGAAAAACGCAAAAGCGGTAAAAGATCAAAACAGTGCATACAAACAATTGGTGATCACAACACGTGATCAAAAAAACCAATCCAAAGAATTGGGTGCGCAATTGATGAAATTGGAACAGGCAGGAAAAAAAAATAGTTCAGAATATCGCAAATTGGCATCCACATATCGTCAAGTCACAAACAGTGCAAAACAAGGTGACACACAATTGAAAAAATTGGATAAAACAGTTGGTGACAATTTCAGAAATGTTGGAAATTATCGTGGTGCATTAGGGAAATTGACAAGTGCATTTGGCGCATTGGGTGTTTCAATAGGAGGTGCAATGATCATCCGGAATGTTTTTGGAGTGATAAAAGATTTTGATCAATCACAAGCAAATTTGGCATCCGTTTTGGGAATTTCACGTGATCAAATGGCAGGTTTGACAGAACAAGCAAAA